TTGAAAAAATTGCAAAGTCAATTTATCACGCAGAAGGATTTTTCATTTGATAAAGAAATTGAAGTCGGTGGACTGAGATATACACTTAGCGAAAGTTCCGAATATAGTATGCAGTCCATGATTAATGATGGTATGAAAGGTATGATTGCGTACGGCACTCGTTTCCGCGAAAAAGCAGAAGCAGAAGGACTTGCTCATTATTTAGTTTTCCTTTGGGGGGTATCATATAGTAAAAACGTATTAGTCCCATCTACTGTATTAGGTGTTAGGGAGACTGGTCTTACCTACATGGATACCGATCAACAAATTCAAAAATTGAAAGATGGTGGGTTTATGGTTGAAGACGAAGGTAAGGTAAACATAGATAAGAATAAGATTATTGGTACCAGCGTTGAAGTTATAATTTCCAACCTTCCTGGTGTCCCACCAGTGAACGCTAAGGTTGATACTGGTGCTGACATATCATCTATACACGCAGATGAGTGGTCGGTAGACAATGGTCAGGTCACTTTTATTAACCCAGAAATTTCACAAAATAAAATTACAATGCCTGTTATAGAGAAACAAGCAATAAAATCATCTAACGGCGATATAGAATATCGTCCTGTAGTATCCCTTAACATCAAGGTAAATGGAATTCCATTATCTGATGTTATGTTTAATCTTAATGATCGTGGGACTATGACTTATTCTATGCTTGTTGGTAAGAATATATTGGAACGTGGTGGGTTTATGATTGATCCTAAGCTAGATGAAAGTTTGGAAACTATAACAGAAGAAGAAATGATCAATGGATTAGATTTGGATGCGTTGCAAGAACAAATAAAAGATATTGACTTCGACAATAAAGAAGAAAAAATAGTAGATATACTAAAATACATACAAGACAAATTAGCATAATAAAGGTTATAATATGGCAGTAGCAAAAAGTCCATTTTACGTGGTCAAGGATTTCCTATCCCCGAAGTATACAGAAATAATAGTAGATAATTTAGGTTTTTATGAACCTGACATTGACACTGAAGGTAAACCACTATTGATGCAGCGTGGTGATGATAAGTCAGAAGAATTTATTTATGATAACTTCATGGCAATCCTCCCCAATATTGAAGAATATTACGGTTTTGAAAAACGTGGGGTGGAACACATATCATTTGAGTTCCGTACTGCTGGCGTAAAACCTGAAGCGATTTGCGACAATTCTAAATGGGTCAACAAAAAGTGGGTAAGAACAAAGGATAGAGATTTTAGTGCTATCTTATTTTTGAGTGACTATCAACCAGAAGTTCCATTTGATTCCGACTATGAAGTTTTTGGTGGGAAGCTTGAGTTTCTACAACACGGTTTCGGGTTCAATCCTGAAAGGGGTACATTAATAGTGTATCCAAGCACACCACATTTTATAAATGCTTTTGCTGAAATACTGTATGGTGACTTGTTCGTAGCTAAGTTCCATATCGCAGGCTCCGTTCCTTACCAATATTTTCCTGATGACTTCCCTGGCGACTATACATCTTGGTTTTCTGACATTTAATAGTTGACACTTTAAAAATCCTATGTTAATATAGCTTTCTAAAAAGAAGGCATAATAGGTTACACCTATAATAACCTAAATAATAACAATAATAAAAGGGTACAAAAAATGAACGTAGACGAAACCAACGAAAATATTACAGTCACAGCAGAAAGCAAATTAGCTATGCTTGACAGGGTTACAGAACTGACAGTTTGTTTGGGTAAAATTGATGTTCAGCGAGAGCAGATGAAAGATATTTTGCAAGCCGCCGAAGATGAATTCAGTATAAAGAAGAAATATTTTACCAAAATGGCTAAAGTTATGTATGCCAAAAACTTCAAAGACCTACAATCCGAAACTTCACACTTTGAATCATTATATGAATTGGTGATAGGCGAAAATGACGAGTTCGAAGGCGCGTAAAGTAGGTAATCTGGCATGAGTTATATTAATGCGATAAAACGCAAAGATGATGTTTTGGTATGGGAGCGTGTGGATGGGAAGCGTATATTTAAAATGTACGATGCGCCATACTACTTCTATTCAAAATCAGAGGATGGAACATACATTAGCATGTATGATGATAAACTTGAACGTCACGATTTCAATACGGGGCGCGAGTTTAATGAAGGTAGGTCAAGAATTGCCGCATTTGGAACTGAATTGTTTGAATCCGACATTCCAATAGAACTTAAAATCTTATCGCAGAAATATTACGAAGCCGATTTACCCAAACTCAACACAACACTGTTTGATATAGAAGTTGATTACGATCCCAGAATTGGATATTCCAGTATGGAGAATCCATATGCTCCGATAAGTTCTATAGCATATTATAATAACTGGCAAAATAGAATGGTAGTGATTGCCGTTCCACCACCAGAATATAAAGGTACTGTAGAAGAAGCCGAACTACTAAAAGAATTAGACATCATTGCGAAAATTCCTACCGATGTAGAAATTGAAATAAAACTTTTTGATAACGAAAAGGAAATGTTGATATATTTCTTAGATGAAATAGAAGACAGCGATCTATTATCTGGATGGAACAGTGAAGGATATGATATTCCAATGCTCGGAAAACGCCTTGAAATGATGGGGCATAAATATTTTAGCCGATTATCTTTCAATGAAGGCAACGACCCTAAGTGGAAAGAAGAAGAAATATTTGATAAGAAGGTTATAACTTTAAGTATCTCTGGTCGGGTCAGTCTCGATTACATGCTCATTTTTAAGAAATTTGAAGTAACCAATAGACCATCCTATAGTTTGGAAAACATTTCCGATGAGATTTTAATAGATGGTGAAACCAAAGAGCCAATATTACCAAAGTTGGAATATACTGGAAGTTTGGCGGATCTATACCATAAAAACTTTGTCAATTTTTTACGTTACAACCTTCGTGATACTGAAGTTCTATTAGGCTTTGAGCGCGTGTTGGGTTATGTGGAATTGGCAAATATCTTCGTGCATCAAAGCACGGGCTTATTCAAACACGTTACTGGTACAATAAAATTATCAGAATTGGCAACCATTAACCATTGTCATTATAATTTGAATGGTACTATCGTAAACGATACACATCCACCAGATTCTGCTGAAAAAGCTAAGGGTGCTTTCGTACTCATACCACAAGTAGGTGAACATGACCAGATCGGTTCCGTGGATATTAATTCACTATACCCATCAACGATTCGTTCTAATAACATTAGCCCTGAAATGATTGTTGGTCAATTCCAAGAAGACATTCGTGCGTTTGAAGAAATAAGAAAAGAATCTTACGTGCAACTTACATTGAAAATGGATTCTGGTGAGAAGTTGGTCGCAAGTGCTTCTGAGTGGCGTGAGGCATTGATTGCAAAGTGTTGGGGTATATCTGGATATGGTACAGTATTTTCATTGAAGAAGCAAGGCATCATGCCAGCCATTTTGGAAGGATGGTACAATACCAGAAAAGAGTTTCAAGCTAAGATGATTGAAGCTAAAGAAAGTGGTGATAAAGCTAAAGCGTTATACTATAAAAAGATTCAACATGTTTATAAGATTAAACTAAACAGTTATTACGGCTCTCTCCTCAATGCTTACTTTAGATTTTACGATAAGCGCATGGGCGAAAGTACCACAGCAACCAGTCGTGAAATTCTATTGCATCAATGTGCTAAGGTTACAGAACTATTAGATGGCAAATATCTAATGCCAGATAAAGAAGTGTATGACCCTAAGAAGGATGTAACTCATATTGGTTACAGTGATAAGTGGTCTGTGATATATGGGGATACTGATTCATCTTACTTCGTCACACATGGCGAAAGTGTTGAACAGGCAACCTTAATTGCTGATACGATAGGCGATAAAATTACCGAATCGTTTCCTGAATTTATGCGGGATGCATTTTTATGTACCGAAGGTTTTGATAACATCATTAAAACTGGTAGAGAAATAATTGCAGATAAAGGAATCTTCGTAGACAAGAAGCGTTACATGCTTCACGTTGTAGATAACGAAGGGTTTAAGTGCGACGACCTTAAAGTAATGGGCTTGGAAACTAAGAAGACAGCTATGCCCAAATTTATAGCAATCAAAATTAATGCATGGATGAAACGTTACTTAACAGGCGATAACTGGGACGACATTGCTATAGAAATTGTTGATTTTAAAGATGAACTTCAAGCCAGTACCGATTATATGAAATTGGGTATAACTGTTGGTATACAAAATGTTGAAAAATATACAGCGGCTTATGCAACCGATAGTACGTGCTTTTTACCTGGTCATGTTGCTGGAGCGATATTATTCAATGAATGTTTGAAAAAATATAATGACACTGAAAGTCTACCTATAATATCTGGCGTAAAAATTAAAAAGTTTATGCTTAATAAAGAAATTGGGAGATTTAAGGCAATATCTATACCCGCCGACCTCGAAACTATTCCAGAATGGTTCATAGAACATTTCGGAATGAATTACGATGAGCAAATCCTACGATTGGTAGACAAACCACTGACAAATATAATCAAGGCTATCGGCAAGGAATCGCCAAGTAAACAAAGCCTATCTACTGATAGTTTGTTGGGGTTCTAATGAAAAGAATTTACACTTCAAATTATGCGCGTAATAGTTATAACCCAAAAGCCATAGGAATTAGTTTTACTGTTCCTGAATGGTATGAGGGTGAAAGACTTAAGAAACTTGCGCCTATGAAGGCAATGATCAATACATTCAACATGAACGCTCAGTATCG